ATAGCTTCCGGCGTCCATAGCGCTGGACACGTTTTGACCGAACGAGCCGGGCCCACCAAAGCCCGCGGTTACCGCACCGATACCGCCAGAGATCGCAGCACTGATTGCAGCGTCCTTCAAACTACCGCCGTTAATCAGGGTTGCAATACCCGAACCAACCGCCGCGCCCCAAACCGGGCCAAGAACCGCCGTACCAATGATGGGCAGAATAATCGGAGCGGCCTTCTTGAGAACCTTGCCGACGCCCTTAACAACCTTCTTGACGCCCTTAAAAATCTTGGAAAGGAAGCCAAACTCCATAAGGCCCGTTTCCGGGTTGATGGAGTTAGCCGAAGCGCCAACAACATACTGTTCCGGGTTTTCAATGCCCATCTCTCGCAGATGACCAAAGATGGAGTCGCGCAGTTCCGGGTTATTTTCAATAAGCGGGGCAGGAACAACAATCTCACCCGGAGCCAGATGGGCTACAAACTGGTCGCCGCCGCGGCCATACTTAGCCATGCGGGCGGCCTGCTCCTGAAACTCCGCAATACCACCGGACTCACCGTAGGTCTTGCTGGCTTCCTGACGGGCAAGCTCATCATAATCCTCATCGGAAATGATGAAATCGGCAATACCCCCGTCGGGGATGATTACCTCTTCTAGTTCTTGTTCTGCCGGTAACGCCATTATCCTGCTCCGCCGCCCAAAGCTTCAGGCACTGTTACTTGTATGAATATACTTTTTTCTTCGCTGCCAGTCCACGCATTACCGCAAGACGGACAATTTCCGCTAGGATAGCTGAGAATTTCCTCCGGCGTATCCACTAGGTTATCACAAGAAGCGCATTTCACCGCTTCACGAGACGTAGATGGGCTCCAACGAGAGCCGTCACCCATCACAATAACATTAGAATCAGACATTTAGCACCTACGGTGTAACCACCGTAACAGAACCCACCGCGCCCGCGCTGCTGGATCCCGCCACATGCGGGTTAGAAAGCCTAGAAATCTTGACAAAACCATCGACTTCGAACAGAGCGCCCTGCTCCAAGCCTACATCGTTTGTGGCAAGCGCCGTAAACGTGCCTACGGTGGCCCGCATCTCGCCCGGCTGCTGCTCTTGGATAATGTACGTCGTTAACAAACGCACCATATCCGAGAAATATGTGCTGTTATACGTGTCCGGCGGGACCGCAAAGCGAGGTGGGACAAGACCGCGGGGCATCAGCGTGCTCCATCCGGTCGAACATCAAGCCGCGGCGAACCTAGACGCCATGCGACACCCAGCCCGTCGCTCTCGACGCGGAGCCCAAAGGAGCGGCCTCGGGCTCGGATATTGTTTTGCGTTGCAGATTCCCCCACGGTGGTAGCCGTAGAGCTTGTGTAACCCGTACCGGGGAACCGTTCTGTCTTAATCGTAAAGGTCGCTTGCGGTAGAGCTTGGTCGGTAGAGTTTGCAAAGCTGATGTCCGGTATCAAGCGTCTTGCAAACACGAATTTATCGCCATCCCCTATATCTACGGGACTAGACTCAATATATGCGGTAAAGGCCGACCCGTCTGCATCCGTACCTATTTCGTGGTTGTAGAGATAGCCGTTGTTGAAGCCCGCAACAGGGTACTCTTTCAATCCTCGATCCAACCAACAATCACGGCCCAGATTACCGAAGTACCAGATGTTCTGTTCGTAATTGAAAGTGACATAACTGTCGTTGTCATCCGAGCCCGCAGATGGATAGAACCACGTGATTTCGCCAAAAGAAGTGTTTACGGAAGCAAACACCTTTTCCGCCTGCGTATCGTTAAAGTTACGGAATACTGTATCCCGCACAGTGCAAGGCAGCGCCTTAACCTGACCATCGTATAGATAGAACCGGTTACGCCCCATCCAGAACACCGCATCGCCCATTGCGACAGCGGCGTTAGGGCCAATGATCGTGGTGTTTGCACTGATCTGGGTCAGTCCAAACGTAAACGGTGCGCCGATAAACTGCATCGAATGCACCGACGCATCGGTGATAATCACAACTTCACGACGTGTCTCTACCGCCTGAACAATCTCCGAGCCACTACCGACGACCAAATCACCCGCGGTGTTCTCCGCAGTTGCCGTCCAGTCGGTCGCGTTTTCCTGATCGCTAAAACGAACCAGAAGTTTGTCTTGCGTAGAGCTACCCTCGGGATTACAGCCGAACGCAATCACATGACGGTCACGGTCAGAAACCAGAACCTGACGAGCAACCGTCGGTGCCGAAGACCCCAAGCTGGAAAGGGTTACCGCACGAGCGTCAAGCCCCGAAGAGTAATCCCAGTAATAGACCCCGCCGTCGCGAATATTGAAAACAAGATCCTCGCCAAAATTATCCTGTTTCCAAATACGCATGGTGCCGCCACCGGCTACCGTAGTAGCCGCCGAGCCCCACGTACCACGGCTCCACGTTCCCGCGCCCCAACCCGTACCGGGGACCACGGTGTCAATTCCGACATTGATCTGATAGGCCGCAATAGTGGAGCCGCCCCCGTTCCCGGTGTCAGATCCGTCCGCTGTGACACCGACCGTAATCGTGTAGGTGTTTACAGTAGGGACCGTCTGAATTTCATATTCTTGGTTAAGAACATCAGCGGTCACATTACCGCCAAGGCTCACGGCGTCACTAAACGTGACATAATCTCCCGCTAGTGCGCCGTGCCCTGCGTCCGTAACGGTGATTGTCGAAGAGCTCGCCGTCGCAGAAAAAGTGGCGGTCCCCGTGGTTGTGGAACGTAGGGGAGTTACATCGTTATACGAAAGGCCCTCTTCGACATAGAACTTTTTGTGAGTACCGATCCCCATAAGCTCGTTGCCATCAAGAGCTCGCCAAGCGTGGAGAGAGCGGGGCGTTCCAACAATGGTGTTGCTGCTGTATTTCTGCCAGCCGCCAATCTTTTCGGGGAACCCGAACCGGAATCGTACCTTGTCACAGTCGTTCCACCCGCCCTCGTTAGAATAGGCGGTGGTTTCTGTGTTCACACCCGGCTGAAACTGGAGCTTCGTCAGGGTCATCGACGTTCCTAGATGGCGTCAGGCCAGTTGTTAATCGGAGCGTTCCCTGTCGGGTCACCGTTGGCATCGACCGGAACCACAAACAGCGCCTTGAAAGCGTCGAGATCTGCACACGCTGCGATCTGTCCCTCGATGGTGCCCGCCGCCAAACGAACTTCGTCGCGATACGTCTGGATCTCAGCCGGGACCGCAATGCCCGTATCCATCTTGCGAACGTATGCCCAGTCGGTTTGCGCGAGCAGCGAACCCTGCGTCTGCTTGATCTGGGCAATCCACTGAGACTTCAGCCCCGGTGTCGATAGCTGTACCAGTGTGTCTGGGTCGATCACCGGAACGCCGTCTTCGTCAACAGTCGGTACGTCTTCCAGCGCACGCTCGACAGAGGTGTACGCACCCGTAATGTCCGGGCCGGTAACCCAGTAAAAGCGTTCGTCAGGCTTGGCTTCGACAGTGACCTCCACGAGGCCAATGCTGGCCTTATAGCTGGCTTCATAGGTTCCCCACGAAGCAGGGTGCTTCACGCCATTGTCATCGATAAATGAGCGACCTTCCCGGATCACTCGACCGTTTAGTGTCCACATAGTTTTCTCCTACCGAGCCGGGACGGGGGCGACACCATCGCCGCCAAAGGGGTGTTCTGCAAAAGCCATGAAGATGTAGGTGCCGCCGGATGCGTTACCGAAATTAACCGACATACGCCATTTAAACCCATTACTTAAAATATCAATGCCGGTTGAATAAGTTGCTTCTGTAGAAGTTTGATCTGCGTATAAATACTTATCAGCATAATTGTATGTGTCACGGGCTGTGTCATAGATTGCCCAGTTGTCAGCAGAATCTGTCCGCTTAAACATCAGAAAAGCAGGCTTGAAACCGCACCAAAGAAACGGGCCGTCTGCCGAGCCATTACCGGTGTAGGTGCCGAATTTGCTGAAGCCTTCGACCTCTGCCCAGCAAAAAGCAACATATGTGTTGCCACTGCCGTTGACGTTGGAATCAGTTCCAACAGTAAATGTGGTGGACGATCCTCCGATAATCTGGGTGCTGCCTGTACCAGAGGCGGCGTCAGTGTCGTTAAGTTTTAGTTTTTCGGTAAATGCGGTGACGCCTGTCTCCCAGTTAGAAATAAGTTTATTATCACCATTTGAAACTGGAAATATTACTAATGTAGATGGCGTTACCCCAAGACCATGCCCGATTGTTTGACTGGCGCTTCCATTACCAGTATACCCAACAACAGAAAAGCCTGAAGTTGTGTTTGCCGACACCGTTGAAGTTATGTCACCATCAGCATTACTTCCGGTGCTGTTACTTGCTAACCACTGCCACGCAACTGCGGTAATTCCAGATTGGTTGACGTTGTTCCAAGGTCCTAACGTAAAACCGTCAGCGTCAAAACTAGTTACCCCCTCCGTCGTCTGAACAGCACTGTTCGTATTGTTAACATAATGCTGATAACCATTATATGAACCGTTAACAATGTCTGCTGCAATGTGATTGTCAGTTTTATTGCGTTGCTTAATCCAGACAAAATCAGGCTGGAAAGTACTGTTTCCGGTCTGGTTTACTTCGAGCGTAGAACCCGTTCCGGTAAACAGCGTCGTCTGGAAATACGCCGAGCCATCCTTGATCGTCGGCTCAGGCAGGTTCGCGGTGGACAGGGCTTTAAATCCTGCTGTTGGTGTGCCAATAAAAGGCTGCTGCCCGAAATTAAATTCGGCATCAACACGGTTGCA